TAGCCTGATTCCCCTTCAACCCGCCCTCGGACACCTGCGTTTTGTGCGACCAGCGACCCGTCAGATGAAACTGTAAATTGCCCGCCGCCGATATTCAGGCTGCCGCCGCTGATATTCCCCATATCGGCGGAAATGGCCGACAGGCTGGTAACGTTAATCTTGTCCGCCGTAACCGCATTGGACGCAATCTCCCGCGCCGTCACGCTGCCCGCCATGATTCGGTTTGCATTCAGCGTATTGGCCGCGATTTTGTCGCCATGTATTGCCCCAGCGTTCAGATTGTCGATAATCGCCTTGCCGTTAACCACCAACTCGCCATTCACGCCGACACGGTTTTTCTGCGTATCCACCGTGAACGGGAAAATATCGGCCTTACCGACAGCACCAACGCCGAAACGGTCTGCGTTCACAATGAACTTGCTTTCAGGCGTTCCGTTTTTCGGTGTGGTTGCCAAGCCGTAGCCCGCCACCCTGCCGTTTACGTCCACCTTGACCGTGTACTGCGCTTCCAGCCCGTTAATGCTCCGGGCATGGGTTTGCACCGCCGCCGTATTGCCGTTTACTGATGTTTGCAGGGTCGTTATCCTTTCCGTTACCGCCCTGATATCGCCTGTCGCTTTGGTTAAGGCCGTCTGAACGACCTGAATCGTACTACGAATCTCCTGTAATCCGCTATTATCCTCCGGCGCAGGCGTCCAGTCGGTCGCAACAGTACCACGCTCCAGTTTAATACGGTCAATCCGTGAGGCAGTTCTACCGCTATTCGGCCCACAATAAATCAATAAGCGGTCGTTTGACGGGTTGTTTTTCGACCGTTGCCATGCCGTTGACAGTCGATAAACTCCATCGGACACTTTCTTCATTGCGCCTAACCAGTTCCAACCATTCGAATTGAACGGCCAAAACGCTTCGCGGTCACTGCCTAAATCCCCCCAGATTGTTACGACAACGGGTTCGCCTTCTTGCAACGAATTATCAGTCATTAGATATGACTGAATTAAATAGTTGGAATTTTGAACTTGCGTTGCAGAATCTCGGATTAAGTTTCTGCCTCCGACAGATAAGTTATTGAGTTTCGATGATAATTGGTTAATCTCGCTCGCTCGTGAACTATCTTTCTGATTGACGGTTTCGCGCAATGAATTAATAGAACTCTCAGTAATTCCAAGACGGTTGTTCAATACTTCCGTCTCTCGCTTAACTACCGCCCTCTCACGCGCCTCAGTCGCAATCCGCGCATTCACACTTCCCGCCCCGTTGCCGTCTATCAAAGCGATTTTGTCGCGCAAAGCCTTATTCAAACTGCTTTCGGCCAAGTCGCGCACGGTAACGTCCACGTCATAGACGGTAAATGCCGCACTGCTGCTGACCTGCAAGCCCGTTTTGTCAAAGCTGTCATAACCGGCCGCCCGAACGTAATAAGTCTTTCCTCCTTCCAAAGGGCTTCCATTGCATTTCGCAATGGTTACAAACGTTTCCGCGCCGTCGTACACACGGTTTGCATCAACCGTAGGGCAGGCGGGATTGTCAGACACCCACAAAATGATGCCTGCAAAATCTTCTTCAGACGGCCTTTCGCATTGGAAAAACGCCTGACGCAAGCCGCTGTCGATCTGGATGCCCGTCAGTGCTTTAAGTTGGGGGTTCTGCGCCACTACCTGCGCCCATGCGCCAGTCTTCCCGGTAACGGCACGTCCGCGCACCTTGAAAACCACATTGCGCACCTGCCCGCCGTCGGCCTTCATGTCGGCCAGTGTGTAAGTGTAACCGTTGGCAGTGATGCCGTTGATTGCCCGCAAGCGGATTTGGCTGCCTGCGGCGTAGATTTCCACGTCGTAGGTGTCCGCACCGTCCAGCTTGTCCCATGCCAGCACGGCTTCACGGCCATACGCCCACGACGATGTCAGGCGCAGGTTAGCTACCTGTCCAAGCGGCGCGCCGATAATGCGGTACGAATAGGCCGGCACTTCGGCCAAATCCTGCGCCCCGCTGCCGAAAACATTGTGCGAAACCAGCTTGACCCACACCGTGCGGCCTATCCAATCACGCGGCACGGGATACTTGAACAGCGATTCGTCCACACGCACAAACGGCCTTCCCGCCTCATGCCTGTCGATGTTGCTGCCATACGCACCGCGCGTCAGGTTGCCCAATACATAACGTCCGACACCTTTCAATTCGGCTGTTTCGTAAGCCAAAAACTCGCCGTCCGCATAACACAAGGTCAATAAATCGCGGCTGTCCTGCTCCGTGCCGCCCGTCAGTTGCCCTGCGCCGATTTCCACGCCTAAAGTATTGGCACGGTCAAATACCGCACCTGCGGGCAGTGCCGCCGTCAGGCTGCCGTACCGCGCCTTTCCGCTTACCGCGCCGACGCGAGTGTAACTGTCGCCGTTGGTCGATACCCATACTTCCGCGCCGCCCCACATATCGCCGCCTGCGGTTGCCAGCCATATTTCAGGCTCGCCGCCCGTCAGTTGCAGGGGGGCTTCAAACATCACGGGCGCGTGTGCGTTGCCGGGCGATACATTGTAGTCCGCCGAATAACCCAATGACGGCTGTGTCGGATACTCTGTCGCCGATGCCGTACCGAACGGAAAGTCTTCCGCCTTCACGTTCAATACGCCGTCTTCGTCTTCTTCGATTTCGGTAATGCGGACGGGGGTCTTGTCTAAGCCTAAGCCGCCATCGGTCAGCGTAACCAAGTCCATAGGCTCAAGCAGGCAATATTTCCAACCCAGCTTAAATTCATACTCATTGCGGACGTATAGGGCGCGTTGCAACAACAGTTGCGCTACCTGACGCGCCACCTTCGCATCACAGATGCCGTGCATCTTCACTGCATCTTTCGGGCGGATGCCGTATTGCTCGATATTCGCCTGGTCTTTTGCTTCCGCCACGGCGATGTTGTAGTCGTTTGCACGGTCGAGATACTCAATCTGCACCTGATTGTATGCGTCGGCATTCGTCTTGCGCTCCACGCGCACGGGGTCTTCCGCGCCAGAAACGATAAAATCGTCATCCGACAAATCATACAGCGGGGTCAGGTTCGGAATATAGGTCGCACCGTTGCCGGACAAGCCCGAATCACCGTAGGGGACGATTTTCAGACGGCCTTGAGAAAACACCGCCGCCGAATTGGTCTGCTCCAACAGTTCGGCAATATTACGCTGTGCTTCCTGTTGCTCGCTGTAAACAGGGCTTAAAAAGATACCTGCCGCGCGGCAATAAGTGCCGTAAACATCCGTATCGCCCAGATTTTCAACCGGGAAGCCGCAACCGTACTTCTGATTGGTCAGTAAATCGCGGATGATGTCGCGCGGATTGGCATCGACAATCGAAGTTGAGTAGCCCAGCTTGCCGTCCACCTCGAAATTATGGCTGTAAATCTGCGCCGATTTCGTCAATTCGTAGTTCGGGCTGCACAAATAGGCCGTCCCCGAATAGCTGATGGCCTGCGCCGCATGTTTCGCCTGCTGCAAGTGCGGCCATACGGGCTGCTCTTCGCCGCCTTTGTACAAAGTCAGGCGCAACGAAGCGGGCGAAGAGAATTTTTCCTTGTCCCGCCAAATGCGGGTAACGCCTTTGATTTCACCCTCACACAAAGCCATCATGACGGCGGCTTCGTAGGTGTACTTCACGTCTACCTGCTTCACACCGCCGCCACCCTTGCCGCCCTGCCGCGTCGTGGTCTTATGCTCGTAGGTCGTAAAATCGCCATACCAAACCAAATTGCCCGCCACGCGCGCGCGCCCGTACACCACAGGCAGCGTCAGCCCCTGCGACGACTGCTGCACCTGCAACGACAGAATCCGTTGCTCGGAAGTCGAAATAGTAGAAGATTTACCGCCCATAAAACCACCTTAAAACACCGGTGCCGGTTTAACTACCACCCGGCACAAAATCAAAATAACGCACCCCGCGCCCCGACAATTCCGCCTGTCCCATATCGTCCAGCACCACCCCGCGCCCGACGTAGCTGTGAATGACTTGGTTGCCGCCGATGCAGATGCCGCCGTGCGAAAACGTCCGCCCGAAACGCCATACCGCGATGCCGCCGACCTGCGGCGTTTCCACTTCGCGGCAAAAGCGGGTAATGTTGCCCAAATACCGTTCGGCATCCCTGTGCAAATGCCAGTCTTGAGGGTATGGGCGCGGGTCGAAACCGGCAGGAATCAGCCCGACCGCCCGATACACGGCGACAAGAATCATGGCGCAATCCACGCCCGCCCCCTTAACCATCGCCTGATGATGATACGGCGTGCCCAACCATGACCGCGCCTCTTCCACTATCCGCTGTCGCAAATCCATTTTCAGACGGCCTCTTTAAGTAATCGTGTCGGCGGCAGGGATGTACGGGAAGCCGCGAAAATGCACGATGTTGTTAAACTTCCTCCCGCAGGTTTCCTGCCGCTTGTCGCAGCCCGGATAAATTTTGAACACATCGCCCGACTGCGGCGGGAAAGGCAGGCGCAAGGCAAACGACAACGCGCCGCCCTTATGCTCCTTGACCGTCCGGCTCAATCCGGCATTTCGCCCGCTCGTAAACTTAATCACGCCCTGATTGAACCAGCCGTCCGCCTGCGTCAGATTGCAGGCCAGTTCCGTTCCTGTCGTACTGTTCGCCGTAACACGGCCGTTGACCGTGAATTTCTCACGATTGACCTTGCAGCCGCCGTCATACAGCGTCCTCATGCAGCCGGCCTGATAGATGTTGCGCGGGCTGGATACATTCAAAAGCTCGATGTCCGATTTCACATCCACTTTGACCGCAGAACGGCTGCCCGATACGTCGGACACCCTGCCGGAAAAGATGACCACCGCACCCACGGGCGTTGCCCAATCGCTGAAAAATATCCGCTCGATGACCACCCGTGCGCCGTCCAGTGCACCGCCTAAAGCCGCCTCCGACCATTGCAGGCCTTCAAGCCTGTAATCTGGTTCTGCGGCAATCTCCAGCGTGTTTGAATCCACATCCAAGCCGACAGCCACGCGCGTAGCCCCGCGCTTGATAATCAGCTTGTGCGCCTCATAGGTCTGCCCATCCCAAACAACAGGCATATCCGCGTTCGTGTGCCGCAGTATTTGGCCGTTTGAAAGCGTAATTCTGAATAAGTCCGCCATCAGAAATTCATCGCTGCCGTGCAGCAAATCAATCAGTTCCCTTGTCGCCGTCTTCATAATTTCACGCTCACAAACTCAATTTTCTTGGCCGCCCACAAATGCCCGATGATGTTCTCGAAATCCGCCGTATCGGCCATAAACCGCACACGGAAATAAAAACCGCCCGACCATGTAATCGGCTGCCCTGCCGCCTGTGGCGTATTCAGCACCAAAACGCCCTTATCGGTAACGGCATAATCCCGCCCGTAAGTCAGCGGCCTGCCACCCACCTTGACGGCCGGCCTGTCCTTCACCGCCAAAACAGGTTCGACAAAGCCGCCGAACGACCGCACCAGCTGATAGCGGGTAACGCCCGTTACCGTATTGCCGACAAGCTGATCCGTTACAGTATTGTCGGTCGGGTCTTCATACAAAAAACTTTCAAAACTGCCGCGACGGGCATTAAAGAAACCGGCCAGCCGTTCCAGTTCGTTAATTGCCGCCTTCGTCCGCAACACCTCGAAAGACAGCGAAAACCGCCATTGCGGATAGCTGTAATACGCCGCCCGCAACTCGCGCCCGTTGGCCGACTTTTGAATATTCGTGCTCCATACGGGTGTTTTTTTCGCCCCCCACTTCAAGCCGGGAAGCGCGGGGAAAACCGCATTACCCATTTAGATGATTCCTTTCGCTTCCAGTAAGGCGTTAAATTCCTCTTCCGACAACGTATTGCCGCTAAGCATATTGACTGCTTCCGCCTCGTCTGCCTCATTCGGCTGTTCAGACGGCCTGATGCCCATATAGGAGGCCACCAAGATATGCACGGGCGGATGGTTGCGCCAATAGTTGCTTAAATGCCCGATGCGCGGCAGGTCGATGTTCTCGGCCACATAATCCCACGTCCACCCCGTAGAGGCGCAGACGTGGGCGATCATGTCGCCGAAATTCAGCCCGCCGCCTGCGCTTCCCCCGCTTGGGCGGCTTCCTGTTCTTTGCGTTTCAGGCCGGAAACATCCATCACGGCGGCAAATACCTCGCCCATGTTGCCAATGTCGATTAAATCGGCCACTTCTTCGCGCGTCATTTCGGGATAGTTCCGTCTCAGCGCGGCATGGGCGCAGTCGATAACGGTAGAGATTTGTTTTGCATCTTGGACGTTGCCGTCAAACTCGCCGATACGGCTTTGCAGTTGCTCCAATGCGCCAAGCGCAATCGGCGGGGTAACGTAATTTGTGCCGTTCAGTTTACAGGTTACGGCCTTAATCCGGACAGTCCTTTTTCATCCTTCATTCGGGTCAAATAAAAAGGCCGCCCTTTCGGACGGCCTGCATCATTACTCTTGGATCCACAACGTGCCGACTTTAAAGCCCGCATCGTCGGTTTGCGCCGTAAAGTCGATTTCGGGGAGGGAAAAGTCATCGTTTTTGGTCGAGAACAAGCCCAGTTTGCCGCTGGTTACGCTTTCCAGTTCCAGCAAGGCTTTTTTGCCTTTGAACTGTGTCAGGTATTTCAACTGGAACGTCGGCGTATTGCCCATCGCCATATTAGACAGCTCGATTTTCTTCGCCGACGGCATGGCTTGGGTGTAGGTAAAGCTCGGATAAACCGTTTTGCCCTTATCCGCATCGGCAAAGGTGTACAAACCTGTCGCAGATACCGTGTATTGCCCCGCTGCAGGGGTAGCGGCGACCTTGATGTATGCCGTGCCGTCCGCACCCATCACGCCCGCGTCTTCGACAAACGTACCGCCGTTCGGCGCGGCGGCTTGAATGGTGTAAGCACCGCTGGCAGGAATGGCCTTGCCTACGGTATCCGCCCAAAGTGCCTTCATCGTGCCGGTGGCAAATTCCGCGCCGAAAAAGAGGGTATTCAGGGCAAGGCCGTTGATTAACGCGCCCTTAAATTTCCCCGATACCTTAACCTTGCCTTGTGCCACAGCCAATGCGAAGCGGTTCTGACCGTAGAACTCCTTCAATTCCGCCGACAAATCGACAGACATCTCCTGCAAGCCCATGATTCGCACGGGCGTTGCATTCTGTACGCGGTTGCCGTAGGCATCCGTAATCATTTGCGCGAACACCTCGCCCGCGCCGAAAGTCAGTTGCATGACGTTTCCTTTCAAAAAAAGCCGTTTTTCAGACGGCATCCGTTACTAAAATCATCACCGGCACCAAGGCAAAAGCCTGATTGCCGAACAATCCTTCATCCAGTTCTACATGGCCTTCTATGCGGCAATACGCCACGCCTTCCACAGGCAAAGACGGTTGACCGGTAATCGGCGACGGGGTATTCAAGACGGCAAACAGCCTGTCTAAGCACTCGTTCAGCCGCTCGGACGGCGCGTCTTCCGCATATACATACAGATACACGTTTGCCCGCATCAGATAGCGGCTGTCCTGACCGCTTCTCGGCTCGACCGTTTCCGATACCGGCGACAGGAACAGGGCGGGTTGTTCGTAAGCCTCCACCTCGTCCCAATGCCTCAAGCGGCGGGAAAACGTTACGATGCCTTCCACCTGTTTCAACTTCTCGAACAGCGCGTCATAGATTTTTTCGCGATTTACCATCTCAGCCCCCGTTTCGCCGCCGCTTCAAATTCCTGACGGATGAAAGGCAGCATATCGGCAAAGGCGGTACGCATAAACGACCTTTCCGGCAGCCTCACGCGCCGCGTATGCGCCGAAACATGGACGTTAATCGGCGTTTTCAGCCGCCGCCCGAAAGCCTGCTTGGCCTGCCGCACATGCGCGGGCACGGATACCGCACCCGAAAAGCCGTATTCATGCAGCTTGCCGTACGGCGCACCCGAAGCAATGCCGACCACGCCGACCGTCAGGCCGCCGTCCTGCCAACTGTCGCGGACAATGTTGTCGCGCAGATTGCCCGTGCGGCGGTTCAAAACCTGCCCCAACAGCTTGTGCGTCTTGACCTGCTTTTGCAGGCGCAATACCACAAAAGCCATGCTGCTCTTGATTTCATCGTCTATCTTCTTGCTGCAACCAGCCAAAGCCGCCCGCATTTCCGAATCACCGACCATCTCGAATTTAAGCATCAGCCTTTTCCGCCTGTTTCGGCCGCGCATCAGACGGCTTATCGCCCGCAGGCACGACAAAACCATACTGATGCAGATACTGCACCGCCTCTTCGGCTACCTCTACTATGCCGTTCTCCACGGCATAATTTACCCCGCCGAAGGAAACATCCGTGATTCCTTCTGGGGCTTTCAGTTTTACCAACATACACACCTCCGTTTTCAGACCGTCTGAAAGACTAGCCGCGTTTAATCCGCACATTGCGGATGGAGCGTCCGACAAGCGGCTTCAACAACTGCCGGACATAGGCAAGCCGTTCCGCATGTTCCGACTTGCCGCCGTAAGATGCCGTCATGCCGCCTTTGGTCAGGCTCTTTTGCTCCGCCTGCCCGCCGCCTTGAATCAAATTGCCGATTAAAGACAGCTCGGCCACAGCCTTTTGCACAGCGGGCGGTATTTCCCCGCTGCCGCGCATCGACGCTATCAAATCGGGCGGCAGGCCGAACATTGCATCCAAATAATCGGATGCGGCCACCAAAAGCCCGGCCTTGCCGTCTCCCGCCGCCTGCCATTTCGCCTTGCTCGGGCGGGCTTCATGATAGGCATCCGCCTCGGCAACCGTCAGATAGGCATTACGCATTTACCGCTTCCAGCAAGGCCAACAAATCGGCCTTTTTCGCATCTGCGGGATATTCGATACCTGCCGCATCCAGCATTTCTTTTAGTTTTTCAACCGTCAGTTTGGACAAATCGTCGCCAGGCTGCCCATCCTCTATAACATCCTCAACAAACACCCAACCCAACTGCTCATGTTCGGCCAATACACTTTCATGTACCGTTAAAAATTCGCCGTTTTTCTGAATTTTGACCATGTTAATACCCCTAAAAAGGCCGCCTGAATTTCAGACGGCCTGATAATAATTAGTGCGCCAGCACCGCCAGATGTTCGGGTTTGACCACCGCACTGCCCCACGCCATGGACACCTCGTATTTCACGCGGCGGTATTGGCGGTAGATGCGGACTTCAAAGCTCAAACCAGTTACCGGGTCTGTCAACGTCATTGCATCATCCGCGCTATCGCCGCCGTCAGGCAAAGCAGGGGCGCGGGAGGCAAGCACGATAGCGTTGCGGTCGAAAGCAAAATTCGGCGTAAAGTTACCGAAAGGAGTCAATGCAGAACCATCCGTACCGGCTTTCAACAAACCGGCATTCAACATCAATTTGTCGGACGCACTGTTCACATCCTTACCGACAATGTATTTCACACCGCCAAGGGTAACGATGTCGCCCGCATTCAGCTTGCCTGTACCGGTTTTCAAAGCCAACCCTTTCAGGCCTGCCGCAGCCGCGCCGTTCAAGACGTAACCGCTGCCTCCACCGGCAACATGCTGACGGATGCCGCCGGAATAACGAAGGGCAAAGTTCTGTACGCGGTCGGTCATGCCGTTACGCAGCATATCCGCCGTCCCTGCTTCATTCACTTTGAACAATACCGACTGTTTGCCGCGCAGGTTGGCCATTGCCGCACTATTCAAAACAAGCTGGCGGTCACCCACCGGCGCACCGCTCTCGTCCAGCAGTTGCGCCACGCCCGCGAAATCGGACAAATCGCCTGCCGTACCGAACGGCACTTGTCCGCTCGTACCATACGCCGTGCTTGCGCCCGCCAAAGCCTTGACGGCGATGCTTTGCTCCATCGCATTAACCAGTTTGCGCATACCGTCGGCAAACTGGTCGGCAAGAATTGCGTTGTATTGCCCGGTATCGCCGACGGCAAGACGCTCCTCACCGTTCCATAAAATCGGCGCGGCCTTAGAATGCTCAATGGTTACATCGGCATATTCGACCGTTGTGCCGCCGCTGTTTTTCGGCTGTTCGCCCGGCACAATGTCTTCCAAATCTCCCGCCGCCGCAATCGGACTGCGGACAACCTGACCGACGGCGGCACGTTCAGCCGAACTGTCTCTGTTCACAGCGGGAATCAACCCAACCATTTCGCGCGAAACCACGTTCAGCGCGACATAAAGGGTGGGAATCAAACCTGTTAAAGTATTTTGTGTTGCCATTTAAAAACTCCATATAAATCAAATAATCTGCGTTTTATCCTGCAAGGCCTTCATGCGTGAAGCAGGGTCTAATGCCTCAAAATCGGCACGGCTCATCGTCCGGCTGCCATTACTGCCGCTTGGTGTCGCACCGCTGCCGCTCGCGCCGCTGCCTTTCAAGATGCTGTCCTTATTCGGGTAAGCATCAATCAGGCTTTCCAGTGCCTCGTCAAACCCCGCTTTCGCCCCGGGCGTTACACGGCTGAAAATTTCATTGCCGTTCGCGTCTTTGGCTACGATTTTCCCGTCTTCCGACACGGAAAAATGCCGCCCGAAGAATGCCTGCGCCACATCGGCGGGGATGGCCAGCTTTTCCGCAATCACTTTGGATCGGGCGAAACTGCCGCCCACCAGTTCGGCATGAAATTGGGAACGGATTTTCTCGGCATCGGCGTTGGCGGCGGCCAGCTTCTCTTCGTACAGCTTCACGGTTTCGGCTTTGACCTTCTCCGCCTCGCCCGCATCAATCAGCTTCTTGTCGTCCAAGTTTTTGACCGTTTCCAATGCCTTCAAGGCCGCCGAAGCATCTTCAATGCCGTCAAACGCCTTCAGCTTCGCTTCAGCCGCCTCTTTGGCTTCGCGGTGCTGCTTGGCTTCGGCATTCAGGCCGCTGATTTTCTGCATGGCGGCAGGCGCATCAAACGGGATTTCCTTCCCGTCATCATGCACATACACCGGCTTGCCGTCGGATACCACCATATGACCGTTTTCATCCAATTTCAATTTCATCTTTCACACTCCAATAAAACACGG